ATGAAGGATCGACATTTAGCCGATAGCTGGTATAAAGTAATGACGAGGCGTAACTTTCGCATCAAACCATTAAACAAAGATGTGAGATGGTCGGTAGGTCAGCCACTTGGCTTACTATCTTCCTTCCCCAGCTTTGCTTTATGGCATCATGACATCATCCAATTTGCAGCAAATTATGAGAAGTTCCACAACGGTAAACCGTTGAAGTTCTTCAAAGAATATGCTCTCCTTGGAGATGATGTTGTGATATACGATGCTAAAGTAGCACGGCGTTACCAACGTTTGATGAATGATATTGGTGTTTCCATCAATATCAATAAATCAATCATTGGTGACAAGAATAATGGCCAAATAGAGTTTGCCAAAAGGCTCGCTCTAAGAGGCCAGGAAATGTCATCAATCAAACATAACATACTACAAAAGAACAGCGAAAATTATATGCTGGACTTAGTAGGACTGTTATATGAGAGAGATTTCATCGCCCCTGATACAGATCACTACGGTTTGCATCGGGTTCTTAAATCGGAGAACCTTCAGCGCTTAAAATATATGCTATGGTTAAGATCCAGTACTTCTGCTACGTTAGAAATTAACGTAGGTAGGAAGATTGCTGTGATCAATCGTGAAGATATGATTCAAAGAATCACATCTAAGCGGACCCATAACATAATACAGAAAGCAATGAATATTAGAAGTTTTGATATGGAAGAAGCATTGCCTCTCCTTCTCAAATCTTTTAAATCCATTTCCGTGTCTTGTAGTGAGAAGACCTTGACAGATAGGAGTATCGGCGACCTTAAAGGAAGCCATCCTATTGTGCTGTCTCTAACTCAAACATCCCGTGAGCTACAATTTCTTATGTTCACTGTTTTGGATGATTTAGAACCAAACGCAGTATCTCCGGTTGAGTACTTACCAGTAGTATCTGAGAAAAGCTACTTTAGTAATCTTTCGACTACTAAGGTTTACCTTTCAAAGATCCTATTAGAGTGTTTCCAAGAAGCTCTAGATGAGACGAAGCTTTTGAATACGTACAAAACAGTCAATGAGACCTGTACCGGGAATATAATAGGTGCAGCTTGCATAAATGCAGAGCTATCAACAGCAATGGACCCCGAAAGGGGCTGAGACAGACGTGCTTGTGGTTACCCACAAGCGCAATATGCGTTCAAAGTTTCGATGATTCACT